TGCGCTCATCACCAGTATCCAAACCAGATACCAGGATGGAGAGGTGATCAAGGATTACCCACTTAACATCGTGAACCTTAACTAGGAATCTAATGTCATTCAGAATACTGTCAGGATCACAAGAGCCGAAACCATCCCGCAAGAAAAACCTACCAGAGCCGATAGTACTATCAAAGGATTTACGGAAGAGTTCAGCATCGATGTTGTTGTCAATGTGTAGGGGTTTGTTTGCTGCTGTAGTCATGACCCTAAGGCCAGTACGTTGGACACTCTCCTCTAGGGCAATGTATCCAACACACTGATCTTGGGCTATAAGGTGTGACGCGATCTCCCCGCAGAGCGTACTCTTACCGGTACCTGATCCCGCTGTGAGTGTGACAAGCTCACCGAGGCGGAGTCCACCGGTAATCTCATTAAGTCCTGTATACGGATAATCAGCATCCCTCCCATGCAAAGGAGAAGAGACGAGATCAAAAAGGTTTCTACCATCTAAAATTTGTTTCGGAGAATAAGATTGTCTGTTGAAGTAGGCCTGCATAATTGCAGCCCCATCACCAGCAACCAAAGCTTCTGAGGCATCTTTGTACTCACCTAAATGAGCAACAAAGACCTTATCGTGTGGGAATAAAGCCACACACTCCTCAGTAGCTGCTACACCAGCTTCATCAGTATCGAACATGAGAATGATCTCATCGAACCCCAGAAGCCAGTCCAGCTGTCGGGCAAGGGCCTTAGCAGCTCCTTTAGCACCGTTAGGCACGGAAACCACGGGCCACTTAGGCCGTGCGTGCCAGACGCTCAAGGCATCAAGCTCACCTTCTGTAATGACGATTGACTTACCCTTTCCGAACAGTTGCTGTCCGAATAGTTGGTGGTCCTCGTTCTTCCCTGTCCAGGTGAAGTCTTTATCTTGATTGCGTTCTTTGTAGCCAACTACACGCCCCTCCTTTGAGTAGTAGGGGAAGCGGATAACAGGGCCAGGAGCTACACGGACATTGAACTTCTTACAAGTATCTTCGGATAACCTGCGAGATCTAATGCCTGCGAAGTCTCCTTCGTAGGAGATCATAGATTTTGATTTAGTGGATGGGACAAACTCGGAATCACCAAACTCATGGTGGCCACAGCTAAAGCAATAACCCCCACCATCTGTATAGACGGCGAAGGCATCGCTGGAGCCACACGAGGAGCACGGATCATGCCGTACAAACTCGTTCTCAGACATGGGCTAAGTCCTCCAGTACTTCGATGTACTCAAGCATTGCGTCGATAATCTTCTCCTCCTCATAGCCTGACTCTTCAAGGATGGCTACAAGGTCATCGATCTTCTGGATCAAGTTGTCGGATGGTTCAGCGGTCATTTTGTTTTTAGTTTAGAGAGGCTTTGTGTTTAAGTAATTCAACAGCTCATTAACAACTTGCTTCTCTTCATAACCCTCACTCACAAAGACAGCAATAATATTATCCAGCTTCATGCTGAGATAGTAGCGGAGTGAGTACTTGCGTGGTTCATCAGCCATCAGGGGAGCCAATCAGGTGGGATGTTGGGGAAGATACACCATTTGAACCCGTGCTTATCAGCCCAGGCCCCATAGGTGGTTTTGCTATTCTTAGAGATGGTGTTATTACGTTGGAAGACAAACCTAATGTCTAATTCTGGATGAGCTTCTTTAACAGCAATCATCTTTCGCCTATCAGCTGGTTTAAAAAAGCCTTTGGCTTCGATGATCACATCATTGGGCAAGAAGAAGTCAGGCGTGTACTTAGATCGAGTCACGTAATCGTACTTCTTAACCTCATAAAGGTAAGGTGTTGCTTGCTTATCAAAGAAGGCACCCAGCCTCTCTTCGAGGCCGGAGCGGTAGTTCATGGATTAAAAGTCGTACGCCGCTTGGTCCTCGCCAGCAGGCGTTTCGGCCTTGCGTACAGCAGGATCAGCTTGATTGAATCCATCGGTGGACCCAAACAAAGCAGCCACATCTTCTACTGACAAGTCACCAGAATCAACGGCGCCATTCCCTGTGGCGAGCTCAAGGATCTGCACACCCACAACACGCATGGATGTGCCAACGTTGGAACCCATGCAGTAGGGCTTCTGATCAACAATGATGTTGACCTTGGTTCCTTTGCGAACGTCCTTCAGGATTGCTCGCTCGATTGGTGCTCCCGTAGCATCCACAAACACAGGCTCAGGCTTGGCCTTGCGGCTGCCATCACCAGCGCCATAGGTGTACTTACACAGGCCACCGTCATCCCAAGGGGTCATAGCCTCCTGTACACGTCCTGTAGCCTTCGACTTAGCCCAGGTGATCAGTTCTTGTCGGTCGCTTTCCACTTGCGTGAGTACGCCAGAGGGAATGACGTACGCGAAAGTACGGTTGTTGAACTTGCCGGTGTCTTCGTAGACAGCGACGAAGCCTTGGAGGGTTGTTGCAAATTGGTAGCGGTTAGCCATGGATTGGGATTTAGGTTGGTTGGTTCTGGATAGTGGACGGGAAGATCAAGTAGTTGTTGCCTGACACTCCGAATCAGTGCTTTCAGGTACTTCTCCATGCGCGAGGAAGTATGCATAATCTTCAGCGTTAAGGTTGTCGATCTGTTCAAAGAAATCAGCGGTCTGTGTAGCAAGTGGAGAATGATCGATCTCGAAGCACATGGTGTTGTAGTAGTTGTAGGTTTGATCTGGACGGTGAAGAGGATTAATCTCTCTCATCATCGTCCTCAACTTCAGGAGAAGCAGTCATCTCGAATCGGTCTTCAAGGTCCATCACCAGGTTGTAAAGCTGGTCAGCGGCCTTAAGCTCGTTGTTCTTGACATAGAACGCCAACCGCTCCTTAGCAGTGGCGTTATCTGGGTAGGTCATTAGCTAAAGAAGTAAGTGGATTGGTTGACTAGATCAATGTCTAAGGTGTTCTTGATTAAGTCATCAGGTAACACGACACCAACCTGATCGGCCCATTGCTCCATCACAGGAGCCTTATACATCTCACCAAAGTGGAGACGTAACTCTTTACCCGTAGCCTCAACATCACAGGATCTTGCCATCACACAATCATGAATGACTGTGAATGGTTTATCCCAGAATGCGAAGGTTAAGTGGAGCAGAGAAGCATCCAAAGCATGAACAACGTTGGGAGCAATTGCTGACTTATGGTGAGCACGATCAGGTTCATCACTGAAGCCATCAGCTAAGGCAACATCGATCTCAGCGCCACCCATGATCCGTGACCTAACACGAACCGTGTTTGGCTTCTTTAGATCTTGATTGACCTTGAAGCCTGACGGTGTGATCCAGTTGATCTCGGTCTTACCACTGTCAAGAATGACACCAGCTGACCGCTTAAGCCAAGCCATCACACTTACGGGGCCAGGGATAACCTCAGGGATGGCTGTATTGAAAATGACCTTAACGATCTCAGACAACACACCAGGCTCCTTGAGGGCCTCTCTGTGGCCTTGCTTCTTTAGCTCGTCGCGTATGTAACCACGAGCAGAAGACATTGTCACTCCATAGGGTGTTGTCATCACGCTTCGCTTAGTTACCTTGCGGTTCATCCACCCTGCATACTTGGAATCAAGATGCTTAGCAGCTACTTCAGCCACTGATCGATAACAATCAGAAGGCTTATCAGTAGGAACCACATTAACCATCTCAGCAGTAGAACCACAAAGGGTCATAGCTGCTAGATGTTGTAGGCCTGAGCAAGTTGCATCAATACCGACAGGTAATCCTGATGTCTGTTTAACACCAGTAATCACACAATCGTGATACTCCATACAAGCAGCAAGAAAGCACCAAGGTTCAGCCACATCTTCATCACCCCAAATACCAACAGTACCAATAGGATCTGTCGCTATCTGTGAGATTAAAGAGTGGTTCTCTTTGGTCCACTTGATTCTGTCTGCCATTGTCTCTTTATCCTTCCCGTAGGTGTTAGCTACTTGGAAGGCGAGCCAATAGTCATCTACAGCACCCTCATCACCAAAATAGAGAAGGGACTTGTCAAAGTCAGTCCCTTGGGGGTTCAAGGTTGTGTTTAGGAAGTACACCCGGCCCCGATAGTCGAAGCTGGCTGGCATCCAGAAGCAATCATTGCGATACTTTCGAGCAACATACATAACCTCAGTCGTTCGCCAGTTGCGCTGGCTTAGCTGGGCATTGTCGTTCTCGATAGTCCTTCGCTTGATCTTGTAATCCTTGATCTCCTCCTCAGTAGCTCTCTCATCAAGAGGTT